GAACTACTGCCCACACAAGCCAGCTTAAGTACATTGTAAGAACGAAAGCTATGCCGTATTTGTACGCGTTACATTTTATATGCTCTAATCTTTTCTTTCTTTTCGCTGCAGCAATTTTATCTGCAGCTCTTTTTTTAGTCCATGCAACTGCCTGTTCCTTTTTCATCTTCTCCATCATTTTCTCTACACGGGTGTATAGATCACCTAATTCTGTAGGGCAGTTGTAAACCATAAGCTCACGTAACTCTGCTTGCATAGCCGTAAGCCTACTTTGCATTAAAACACGTTGTAAAGCTCTTTTTCCTAGACTTGTTTCTCCTGTATAAACTTCTTGAGCATGTTTTTCTTCTTCTTCAAATATAGCGGTGCACTTAGCATAATTTTCAAAGTAAACACCTAACTCTTCTCCAATGGTAGTGTAAATGTCGTTAGGTTGTTTTTTACTTAATTCTATTATTCGATTTTTTTCTTCTACGTATTGGTTCTTCTCAGCTATAGTAGGGGGTTTATCTTTATGACGAGAGTTAAACTGTGACTCTAAATCGTCTAGTACCCCTTTTACATCCCCGGCTACCCCGGAGAGTTCTTTATATAATTCACATCCTTTTTTTACTGCTTGCACCGCACCATTTGCTAAGGCAAAAAGTGTTAGCGGATCCATTTACCCTTCTCTATTGTTTAGTACATAAATATCCTATATAATCTAAAATATGCTATACTATACCAATATTGTTACTCGCGGCAATTTCGTTTACTTTCGTGGTGTTCACGACGGTAAACGCATAAATGAAAAAATACCTTTCAAGCCCTCACTCTTCGTTCGTTCAGGTAAAGAGACAAAATATAAATCTCTTACAGGTGAGAATCTCGAAAGAATAAGATTCGACAGTCTCAACGAAGCTAGAGATTTCATTAAGAATTATAAGGAAGTTAGTAACTTTCCAATCTATGGAAATACTAATTTCGTATATCAATTCATTAGCAAACTTTTTCCAGGTATTATAAAGTTTGATACGTCACATATGAAAATTGTGACCATTGATATAGAAACATCTACTGAGTATGGCTTTCCTGACCCTCGAACTGCTCAAGAAGAGATCTTGCTGATTACCGTACAAGATTTTAATACCAAGAGATCTTTGTCTTTTGGTTGTAAACCCTACTTGTGCAAAACCGAAGATTCAGAATATATTCAATGTAATGATGAATTCGATTTATTACGTAAGTTTATTGACCATCTTAAAAAGGATTATCCAGATATTATAACTGGATGGAACGTTCAACTATTCGATATTGCATATTTATCTTCCCGAATTGAACGAGTATTAGGTAAGGATTCACTTAGCGAATGCTCACCCTGGGGGATGGTCCAGTTTAGAGAAGTCCCATTCTCCAGAGGTAGGACAGTGATGGCTTGCGACTGGCATGGTATCTCAGTGCTGGATTACATGGATCTATATAAGAAATTCTCATATAAGGTTCAAGAGTCTTATTCTCTAGATTATATCTCTAAAGAAGAGTTAGGTAAGCAGAAGATCAAACATAACTATGGATCATTCAAAGAATTCTATACAAAAGATTGGGAATTATTCGTAGACTATAATATTACAGACGTAAGACTAGTTGATGAACTAGAAGATAAGATGAAGCTTATTAATCTTATCTTGACTATGGCGTATGATGCTAAGTGTAACTTTTTAGATATCTTCTCTTCAGTTCGCACCTGGGACTGTATACTGTATAATGCGTTGTTAAAGCGAGACATCATAGTACATAATCCACCAGGAGTGGACCCGGAAAGTGATAGACAGATTATGGGTGCGTACGTTAAAGAACCTGTACCTGGTCAGTATGATTGGGTAGTATCTTTTGACGCTACTTCGCTGTATCCTTCCATAATTATGTCCTGGAATATGTCTCCTGAGACATTAATTAACGGTCAAAAGTACTTAGCAGATGACGAAAGATCGATACAAAAATTACTCGATAGAGAGTTCATAACTGATAATTTAAAAGAGAAAAACTATGCAATGACTGCTAACGGTCAATGTTTTAGTAGAGAAAAGAAAGGTATCTTTCCTGAGCTGATTGAATTTTATTTTGCTGAACGGCAGAAAGCTAAGAAGCTCATGTTAGAGATGCAGACGTTGTACGAAGAAACAAAAGATGAAAAATATCTAAAAGAGGTATCTAGTTTAAATTCTAAACAGATGGCAGCGAAGATTTTGATGAACTCGCTTTACGGTGCCATGGGTAACATTTACTTTAGATACTATGATATACGAGTGGCTGAAGGTATTACCATGACCGGTCAATTTATTATTAGATCGGTCGCCAACAAACTTAACGAATTTATTAATAAGGAGTGTAAAACAAATGGAATTGATTATTCTTTTTATTCTGATACTGATTCTACCTATTTTACCTTGGGTAATTATGTCAAAAATGTCGGCAAAGATGGACCAACGACCGGACTTGTGGAACAAATTGACCACTATTGCAGTACCAGAATCGAGCCTACTATCAACGCAACCTGCGACGAAGTCTCAAACTACCTCAACGCCTACCAAAAGAAAATCAAGTTCAAAAGAGAAGTAATCGCTGATCGGGGTGTTTGGATTGCTAAAAAACGCTATGCATTAAACGTACACAATGCAGAGGGTGTTGTTTACGACCCACCTAAACTCAAAGTGTTGGGTATGGAGATTGTTCGGTCATCGACACCCGCTCCTGTACGTAAAGCTCTTAAAGAAGCGGTAAGTATTGTTCTAACTAAAGATGAAGAAACGCTAAGAGCTTTTGTAAATAAACTGGAAAGTGAGTGGAGAAAGTTAGAACCAGAGGAGATATCTTTTCCACGAAGTGTTAATGGGTTGAAAGAGTATAGCGATAAGACTAGTATCTTCCGAAAAGGTACTCCGATTCATGTGAGGGGTGCCTTGATATATAATCATTTAATACGTAGTAGAGAACTTGAAAAACAATATCAGTTTATTCAAGAAGGTGACAAAATTAAGTTCGTTTATTTGAAGGAGCCGAATCCTTACAGTACCCATGTAATTACTTTCAATTCGGTTATTCCAAAAGAACTTAGACTTCGTGAATATGTAGATTATGAAACTATGTTTGAAAAGTCGTTTCTAGAACCGCTTAATTCATTATTAAAATGTGTTGGGTGGAATATAAAAGAACAAGCCACATTAGAAGGATTATTTGTATGAAAAAATTATTACTTTTACTAGCATTCTTACCCCTCCTTACATTTGCTCAAGGTAAACAGAAACCAGGCGTACTTTATGATGTAACCATTACACGCGTTAAAGATGGAGACACCGTAGCGTTTCAGGCTAACTGGCTTCCTGACCCACTACCTAAAGAACTCGCAGTGAGAGTGTTCGGGGTTGATACTCCAGAAAAAGGTCATCGCGCACAATGCCCCGCTGAAGACGCGAAAGGTAAGGCAGCGTCTGAGTTTACTAAAAACGCTGTTGCTAAGTCGTTAAAGCGTCAAGTGCTATTAATGGGCTGGGATAAGTTTGGTGGTAGAGTGTTAGGTGATGTAATTTTAGACGGGCAAAGCCTTCGTCAAATGCTTATTCAAAATGGTTATGCAAGAGAGTATTACGGTGAAGCGAAACAAAGCTGGTGCAATTGATATACAGAACTTTATACTCTATAATACAAGATAATACAAAATACATACGAGGTTATTATGAGTCTTTTGGACAAGTTGAAAAAAAATACTACTATTAAAGAGACAGATATACTATCTGATTCCAAGTTTTTTAATTCTAAGGACCTGATACAAACGTCAGTTCCGATGATCAATGTTGCACTTTCGGGCCGTCTTGACGGCGGCCTTACTCCTGGGTTAACAGTGTTTGCTGGACCCTCTAAGCATTTTAAAACCGCCTTTGCATTACTACTAGCAAAGTCATACCTGGAAAAATACGATGATGCAGCTATTCTTTTTTATGATAGCGAGTTTGGGTCTCCTCAGTCTTACTTTGATAGCTTTGGCATTGATACGAAGAGAGTGGTCCATACTCCTATCACCGATATTGAGCAACTTAAGCACGACTCAATGGCTCAACTTAGCAATATTGAGCGCGGGGATCACGTTATCATCATCGTTGATTCTGTTGGTAATTTAGCATCTAGAAAAGAAGTAGAAGATGCTATTGACGGTAAGTCAGTAGCTGATATGTCAAGGGCTAAGCAACTCAAGTCATTATTCAGAATGGTAACACCACATTTGACCATGAAGGATATTCCTATGGTAGTGGTTAATCATACCTATAAAGAGATTGGTTTATATCCTAGAGATATTGTTTCTGGTGGTACGGGTGTTTACTACTCCGCTGATAATATTTACATTATCGATCGTCAGCAGGATAAAGATGGTTCTGAATTGATCGGTTATAGCTTTATTATTAACGTTGAGAAATCACGTTATGTAAAAGAGAAATCTAAAATTGCTATTGATGTAAGTTTTGAAGGTGGTATTAGTAGATGGTCTGGTCTCCTGGATGTAGCTTTAGAGGGTGGGTTTGTAACTAAACCATCCAACGGTTGGTATCAACGTAAAGGAGATGAAGCAAAGTATAGACTGAAAGATACAATGACTAAGGACTTCTGGTTACCTATTTTAAAGAAGCAAGAGTTTTCCGACTTTGTATCTAGTAAGTACCAAATCTCTTCATCGGATTTGATAGGCAGTGATCTATCTGAGGAATGGGAAGATATTAACGCAGAGTATGATAAGGTAGAGACATAATGGGTAGAAGAATTACACATGAGGTTAATTTCTTCGAGGACGGGGACATTACTCCTAATAAGGGGTATAGAAACAAGTTATTTAAACCCTGGTTTCAAGATGAGAGCTGGGGTGTAGAAATTATTGACGGTTACTACAAAGACACTATCGTACAGTTTAAAGAGATTGAATTTGTAGAGAGTGAAGAAGGTAATATTAGTCTAGATTACCATCTTATTCATAGACCTGCTGTTATCACCTCAGAAGAAATACAAAGTGAGGAGTTTAAAGGTTTGTTATCTATAATTATAGAAGATGTTCTTAGAGAAGCCCTGGAAGCAAATGAGACTAGAGACAACCATTCTGAAAAATCTGGTTCATAACGAACCTTATGCACGCAAAGTATTACCGTTCTTAGTTAAAGAATATTTTACAGATCTTACTGATCGATCTGTTTTTGATTTAATCTCTCAATTTATACAGAAGTATAATAAGACTCCTACTGTTGAAATCCTGGAGTTATCCTTACAAAATACTAATGTTAAAGAGCAAGCCTATTCAGATGCAAGTAACTTAATTAAAGAACTTCAAGATTACCAAGATATCGATACTAACTGGTTAGTATCTGAGACTGAGAAGTTTTGCAGAGACAAGGCTGTATACAATGCTATTTTAAAATCTATTGGTGTATTGGAAGGTACCGATAAGACAACAAATAAAGATGGTATACCTTCATTACTACAAGAAGCATTAGGAGTATGTTTTGATTCTTCTGTGGGCCACGATTATTTTGAGGATGTATCTAACCGGTATGACTCTTATCATAATGTAGAGACACGAGTACCTTTTGATCTTGATCTTTTCAATAAGATTACAAAAGGTGGTTTGCCTAACAAGACACTTAATATTGCTTTAGCAGGTACGGGTGTCGGTAAATCTTTGTTTATGTGCCACGTAGCTGCAAGTACGTTGAGTCAAGGTAAGAATGTTCTATACATTACTATGGAAATGGCAGAAGAACGTATTGCCGAACGTATTGATGCAAATCTACTTAATATCGAGATGGATCAAATAAAAGATCTACCTAAACAGATGTTTGAAAGTAGAGTAAAGAAGATTTCAGATAAGTCACACGGTAAGTTAATTATAAAAGAATACCCGACTTCTTCAGCACACTCAGGACACTTTAAATCTTTACTTAACGAGTTAGCTCTAAAGAGATCTTTTGTACCTGAGATTATATTTATTGACTACTTGAACATTTGTACATCGTCAAGATTTAAACCAGGTGGAAGTGTAAATTCTTATACATATGTTAAAGCCATAGCAGAAGAGTTGCGTGGTCTTGCTGTAGAATTTAACTTACCTATCGTGTCAGCTACTCAGACGACGAGATCTGGTTTTTCGAATACTGATGTAGATCTGACAGATACATCCGAATCATTCGGACTACCTGCAACAGCAGACTTTATGTTTGCGCTTATAACTACAGAAGAACTAGAGCAACTTAATCAGATTATGGTAAAGCAGTTGAAGAATCGTTACAATGATCCTTCGTTCCATAAACGTTTTGTTATTGGTGTAGATCGTGCTAAGATGAAGTTATATGATCTTGAACAGACAGCTCAGAAACTAGCTGATTCAGGACCAGGTTTTGCTGTTGACGATGATGAGCCAGAGATTAATTTTGCTAAATTTCTAAAGGCGAAACCAAAAGACTTTTCTGGTATAAAGGTTTAAAAGGATGTATAATGTTTTTAGGGTTCGCAATAGATGGTGCTCTTAGCAACATAAAGTACTCCCTGTTGGGTGTTAATACATTTCGTCGCATTACAGCGGTGTTAAATTGCGAATTTAAAAAACAAAATCTACCAATAACCTTTAAATATGAAACGTTTAAAAACTACGATGTATTTGATTACAGTGTAGGAGGTATTTACGATTCAAATAACGACAGATGTTACATAGTACTTCACTTTTCAACGAATAAGAGATTCTATCTCGAGGAAAGAGAATGGGATAAATTTAAGTTTCATATTTCCCAAGCTTGCCAGCATGAATTAATTCATAAGTATCAAAATCAATTCAGAGAAAATAATTTTGAATATGAACCTATTGACCTAAGATCGCTTCAACAAGGTAGCATTGACGACGAGCAGAATTACCTTTCATGTTTAGATGAGATTGATGCTTAT